GGTAGTCGCACCATGTAATGCGTTATCTAGCTGTAGGACAAAAAGCTCAATAATCGCTGAAGGATTAATTTTTTGAACTTCACTAAAAACAGGATCAGTACTCATGGTTCAAATACTTGTCTAAATGTAGCTTGCACTGTTGCTCTGTTTAAATATGGTATTGACTTACTCCAAGATTCACATACAAATTTAGATGAACTAGCTTCACCAGGAGGTTGAAAATCAAAACTAGCAGTGTCGTTAGCACGAGCATCAAGAAAGGTTTCTATAGTATCTGCTTCTGTTTCTGAGACTTCAAAAGTAAAGTTAAATACTTTTGGATTTTGATGTTCTGCTATTCCAAATAAAATTCTGTGTTCATACCCATCAGCAAAACGAACGGTGCGTGTTAATGGTGAGGATCGTTTTTGTTGCCCATATTTAGGTTGAATCGAGGGAAAAGTAGCCATTATGCAAGTAAACCTCCAGGTCTTTGTTGCTGTACTATTTCAGATTGTACTGCTGCGGAAATAAGACGGCCAAGTTCTCTGCCACCTTGTTCATCACCTTCAACATTCGATCCAGAGGCATCTACGTTCACAACTACATTTGTAGAACCACCAAGAGCATGGTTTGGTGTAACCATTCCTGATACTCCAGGTGTAAACAGTTCTGGCCCACGTTCTCCTACTAAATGACTACGACCTGCTTTCGCCATACCTCCATCTGCTAGTTTTGGTGTATCAAAAGAATTATCTATAACAGAATTAACATTTTGATTATCAAAAATATTGTTACTTACTCCTTTAAACAAGGATTGTCCAAACATTCCTAAAATACTTCTTTGTATTTGATTTGCTGCCATTTTTGCAGCAGTATCAAGAAAATGATCTGCAATTTTATTTAACATATTTCTAAACGCATCTTGAACTGTCATAGTTCCTCTTATAACACCTTTAAATGATTCTTCAAAAGAACTAGAAATAGATTTTGATAATTCAACAAGTTGAAATCCTGTATCATTTAATTGAATCATTTCAATATCTAATTTTTCTATTTCATCATTTACTAATCTCATACCTAAAGCAAGACCGCTTGTTGCTTCAACTAATCTTTGAATCTTTTCAATTTCATTTTCTCTTGCAGGTCTGTTTACAAGTTCTTCATAAGCTCTTATTTCATCATTAACTTTTTTACGAAGTCTTATATCTTCTCTTGCACTAAAACCAACTGCATTAATTAATTCTAATTCATGTTCTTTTTCTCTATTAAAAAATTCTTGTGCAATCGTATTATTAATTATTTGATTGCCTAAATTAATTAAATCTTTTGCGTCTTGTTTTAAATTTGATAAATTACCTTTATTCATTTCACTAAACATAAGCTCTTGAAAGCCTTTAGGATTTTCAATTTTTCTAATTGTTTCTGCTAATTGCTTTGCATTTAAACCAGTTCTTGAGCCAGTTACACCACCAAAATTACCCACATTTGGATCACTTAATATACCCTTAAGCTCGCCTGTTAGATTTCTAGGCAATAAATCAGCAAGTGCTTTAGTAATTCCAAGAAATTGATTAACTCTTGCCAATCCAGCTTGAAATTGTAAAAACACTTGAGTCAGACTTGTTTGTATCTCTTTTGTTTCGTTTCCATAAGACTTTAAAGCAAAAACTCCTTGTTCTCCAACTACACTAATGGTTTGTTTTACTGCTTCTGCAAACGCAGCTTGTTTTCCTTTTGCTTGTTCTAATAATTTTACTCTTTGACCAAAAGCATTATTTGTATTACCTAAAGCTTCTACTAAAACATTTGCATCTTTAGTTAAATCACCTAAAGCATCTCCTGTTTTTTTAGTAGCTTGCACTAAAACATCAACTTGTTTACCTAACTGTGTACCAACAATAGAAAGACCAAATCCTAATCCACCACCTAAAAATCCACCAGCAATACCACCAATACCACCACCAACAGATGCACCAATGCCTTGACCAAATAACAAAGGAAAACCACCACCAATTAAACCACTACTAAGAGCATTTCTTCTTCTACTAGCAAAACCACCAGGCTCAAAAAACATTCCTCCTTGTTGAAACTGTCGATTACCACTAAAAGTTCTATTGAAAAAGTTTTCTCCTGCCATTGCTTGTCTAGGGCCAGCAGGTTTTGATGTTTGATTTGCAGTGGGATTAATTACTGGAGAACGAAGTTCATTCTCCATCTCTTTTATTCTAAAAGTAACATCTTTAAATTCTTGACCTGTTCTTTCAAGTTGTCCTTCAAGAAGTTTTAAAAAACGTATATACTCATTTATTGCGTTTGTTGTATTTGCAGGTTTAAAAGTTAAAGCATCACTTATGCCTTCAAATTTACCAAATTGAATGTTACCAGCAAAATTTTTTGCTGTAAAAGCAGACATTTCGCTAAATCTTTTTAAAGCTCTAAATTGTGTTGTAAAATCAGATTTTTGAATTATTTGACTTAATACTTTAAATTCACCACTCATAAATTTAGTCTGACTTCTTGCATCTCTCATCTGATTTGAAAGAAGCTTTAAACTGCTAAAACTTTTATTTATTACATTACTACTATTTAAAAAACCAGTATTTAATTTCAGTATTCCATTCAATAATCTTGATTTTTCATCAGCTAAAGCTCTATTCTTTTGTCTATTCAAATCTTTTAATTTACTGTCATTCCTAATTTTTTCTTGCGTCTTTTTTAACTCATTATCAAGAGCTTTTAAATTAGTTATTAATTTATTTAATCCAACCTGAGAAGTTTTTACATTAATATTAATTCCGTATTCTGCTGCCATTTACTCGACCCAATAAATTACTTCTATATTACCGCCTTCTGGCTTTCATGGCTTGTTTTTTTTGCACTTGTTCTTTATATTTTTCTTCTTCCTCATTTTTTAACTCAAAAAAAGCAGCCCAAGATACTAATTCTTCTCTTGTAAGATTTTCAGTTAATTGTTTTAATGTCATTCCAAGTTCTTTTGCTAAGAAAAACATTAAGTACCAATCACGATTAGCTTTTTAATTCTGCTTTCGCTTCCTCCACTTTTAATTCATCTCCTGATGTCATCATTGCCATCTGAATGTCCTGTAAAATACCTGCATTAACTTCTCTTCTTAACGAAGCTTTATTACCATCTTGAAATAATCTTTTACCATCTTTATCTAATGCTTTCTCAATCATTAAATTTAAAGCAAACTCATTTCCATCATCACCTTTAGATTTAGCCATAATAGATTCCCTTTCAGCAATCGTCAAAGGATTCCAATAAATTTCAAGTAATGTATCTTCCCCATCTTTTACTTCATACTTGTACTTTTGGCTAACACCAAATCTGTTTCTTAAAAGTTCAATCGCTTCCATGTGATTGTTATATAATATTTATATTATACTTATATTAAGCATTTGCTGTAAATTGGCAAGAAATAATTCCTATAAAATGACTTCTATCCTCTATTTGTAACATATTTGGACCATTAATATCAGCAACTCTAGGTGTACAACTAAAACTATCTGTATAGCCAGAAGCATTAACAGAAGTAAGGCCATCAATAACATCTTCACAAATAGCAGATACTACAGATGTTCCTTTATTTCTAGGAACATAAATATTACATTGAATTACACCAGAATAATAATCAGAAGAAGCACCTTGATTCTGTATTGTTGATTGATTAAAATTTATAGTCATAACAATGTATTTGATGGTTTTACCAGGAACTTTAAATGGTACATTGTCATAAACCATTTTTATAGTTGGATCATTGTCATTTACTTGATCTGTTACTGCTTTTTCAAAAGCTGCTCTTACATTTACTAAAGTCATAATTAATCAGGTTCAATATAACGTAAAC